TCAGCGTGAGGCTTGCGGTGATTGCCGCATCCGCAGCGGCTTGGGTGTAGCCGGTTGCGGTGGTGAGGATTGTGGCATCGGTGACGACGGCGTTGAGCTCGGCAATGGTGTCGATGTCTGTTGATTGAACGGCAGAGTCGGCGAGCGAGCCTTGAGCCGCTGTTGCATAGTCAGTGGTATCAAAAGCTTTGACTTGGGCCAAGTTAGTCACCTCAGAATCCATTAATGCACCTGCGGCTGTCACGTTAGTTGTGTCAGCGGTAAGTTTTGCAGTGTTGGCTGTAACAGCAGAATTATTTGCAACCTCAATGTCGAAGTCCGTTACTTCACTTGCAGTGTGAGTGTGAGCCGTGGGAGTCCGAGCATCACTGAGACGAAAGTCCCCGGTGTCGATGAGCGTTGCGTCTCCGACGATCGCATTCAGCTCGGCCAATGTGTCGATGTCTGTTGATTGTACGGCGGAGTCGGCGAGCGAGCCTTGAGCCGCTGTCGCGACCCCAGCTTCGGCCAAGGTCTGATTGATCCACGCGGAGCCGTTCCACTTGAGCAGCTCACCGGATGCGATCGAGGTGATCGTGACATCGGAGAGATCTGAGAGAGGTTCCCCGGTGATCCCGGTGATGTAAGCTCCGAGATCGCTGATGTCGGACTCGGTGATCGGGTCGACTGTGATGACCTGTCCGGCGATCGAGATATAAGTTCCCGCACCTCCGAGAGTTACGTCGGTCGAGTTGTCGGTTCCCGCCGCATCAACTCCGAGCGTCGCCCTTGCGGTCGCTGCGTCGGGGTCATCGATGAGAGTTCCTCCGAACGTCGAGACCGATGAAGCCGGAAGAGCCGCATCTGCAATGGCTGCGGTCACGTAAGCCTCGGTTACAGGGGTCGGAAGGCTTGCGCCGGTGAATGCGCTAGTGTCGGCTACGGCTGGCAGGATGCGGCAAGGGACGGAGCAAAGGATGGTGTCGTCGGCCTTGACCTCGAACACGACTTGCGCGCTTGAGTCGTCGTTGAGCAGTTGCGACACGCGGGCGGTTGATGCGTCTAGCGTGCCCGTAAACGTGGTGCCCGCTGCTGTCCAAGTCTCGCTGTAGATTGCGGGCTGCCGGGCTACGCGGATTATCTGCTGGCAACGTATGGTTGGCGTGCCGGTAACGTAGAGGTTTGGGATGACGCCAGACTCAGGGAATAGGTTGAGGCTTTCGGCGGCCAGCGCATCTTGAGCGCCAGCGGTGTCAAAGATAATGAGCCACATGCCGTCACCGAGTTTCTGCGCCTTCACTTTGTCACTGTATGGCCCTGCGCCGGAGTTCATGCGGTTTAGCGCCGCCTCAAGCGCAGAGGCCGATGCGCCGAAGCTGATAGCCTCTGATGTGATTGCGCCAGCGGTCAGGGTGAACTTGCCAGTCTTGGCGGTGCCGCCCCGCACCGACACGCCTACGCGCATTGCTACGGCTTCGTCACCGCTGCGGCTGTCGTAGCTACCGTCGGCATTGATCAGGTGCAAGATGTAGTCCTGATCGGCACCCTGCACGAACTCGCGGATTCGGGCGGACTCAGTGGGCCGCTTGGTGCCTGTTACGATTGCAGTTTCGAGGCTGCGGGCTTCGGTGTTGATGTAAAGGTCGATTGCCATTATGTATCCATAAAACGGATACGGCGGCAAATGTCAATCTTGCGTTTACTGCGGCGCAATGGCGAAAAGCACTTCCGTAGACGCCTCGCTCTTGATATGTATTACTGGACTGACTTCGCCTTGTTGGCTCGTAGTAATGCTTCCCTATCCCGTATCACCGTCAGTCGCGTCTGTGCGCGTGCTAGTGAGATGCCGCTGCGTATTGTGCTCATGGTGTGGGTGGGTTAAGTTGGTAGGCGTAGAAGTCTATCGAGGTTAAAGAAAACGATGAGTCATCATTCGACGCGGTCATGGCAGTAGCGTCGGCGGCGGGTGCGTTTGTAATGCCAGCGGTGCGCCATCTAGCATATGCCCACCCAATAACGTGAAGCCCCGAAACTGTGGTATATGCGATATCCTGAGCAATGGTCTGCCTACCTGGGGGAAGTGAAGAACTAGATTCAAATGTATGGTCGTCGGTATATGAAGATATAGTAGCTCTTACCGATGAAGCTTCACGTTGAAAACCTTGTAAAAACCAACTTGTAGAATATCTAATGCCACTGTCATAAGGATCTGATTTCAGACCGTAACCAACAAAATTAACCTCATCGGTAGTAACACCATTATACATGCGCACTATTCTTAGCCACATTCTTATATAGAGGGTCGTCTGGCCACCACCATCGCTAGTAATATCGACAAAATTATACAGACTACTCTCACATACTCTTTCTTTCGGATTCTCTATAAATGCAAGATGCGTTCCTGATGTTCCCACTGTAGTTGCGGTAAAACTCGTTTTTTCCATATTCCAAAACAAGTTCATTGCCAAAATGTATGACTCTTGGATTAGTGCATCAGATGTTGTTGGTGACACCTTGCTGACGCCTGACAGTGTGGTCCAAAAGTCGAAATTAGACACATACACCTTTTGCAAACACGACGTGAAACCGTTGCCTGCGCCTCTAGTCATGAAATGTTGTGAGATTGGTGCAGTCATTAGATTAAAATGTTAACCGGTTTGCCATCCACGCAGAGGATTTCTTCCCGAAATTGCCCGTAGTTGGAAATCGTTACGGGGTCGCCGTCGTCGTTGGGTGCAATCACACGCAAGCGGTAGAGAGTTTGATCAGTTCCAGTATCGTCCCACAAGTCTTCCCCGTCATCATAGCTTACCAATTCAGGGTCAAATGCGTTGTTTGAGACTGCCAGCACGATTGACCAATAATCTTCAGAATCATAATCTTCTAAGATGTCGGCAACGGGAATGAATGTTTCGGTGAGGTCTGCCCATATTATATTCACTCCACTTAGTCCAGAACTGCTAACGCCCGGACTTGATTCTTTTGATTTGGAAATATTGAGTATAATCGCATCACCGGAGTAAGTAACTCCGTCGTTGTAATCATTTCGGCTGATGGAAATCTTAGTCGTGCGATTGACTGAGCGTATCAGCTTTTTCAATACGCTTCGGAAGCTTCCCCATCCCTTCACTTCATCTTCGTTAATAATCATTTGGCTGCGGTCTTGTGGGTTTCCATAACGAAGATATTTCCCATATATCGATTGACCCTGACGTCAACATTTTTGAGGGTGCCACTTGCAACGGCTAAAGCGTAAGAAGAAGCACTCGGCGTAGTTTGTCCAACCGAATATGACCCTGTAAATGAGTCGCCATTTAAAGCCTTAGCATTAGAGAATGATCCGCTTCCGCCGTCGGTTACGAACCCCGTCTGTGATGATTTAAAAACAGTGCTAATCGTTGGAGGCGATGAGGCTAGGAAATATACGTAATCAATATACAGAGCCCCGGCGCTTGTGTCTGAAGCTTTATCTTCGCGAAATTCCCACAGGTTATCATCACTTTCAGCGGCGTCTTTCGTCGCGGGCGGCGTGTAGTATACTCCTTGAGTCGATGGGAACGGAAAGCTGATTGAACCGGAATAAACACCTGAGCGGTTTGCTGGCACTGTCGAAAATTGACGTGTGAACGTCATTAGACCGCCGTCCGAATCTGCAAAAGAAATGTCTCCAACAAAATAAGCGTTCCCGTTTGCGAATGGCGGATTGACTATTTTAGAGCTTGTTGCGTTTGCTAAGGTGTCGGTTAGCGCAGGGACTACGTAATCAGCCCGAAGGCATTTGCACTGGATATTATACACAACATGGGTTAGGTCATTTACGGACTGTAGCGGATACTGAGGGTATCCGCCTGTAGACTTAACGCCTGTCATTTGGTGATTGTATGGTATGCTCATTTGAGTAATTCCGTTTCAATGATTTTCAAGGATCTTGCTGACTCTTCAGCAACGGTCAACTGTTTGTCTGGCTTTGACCCCCCGCTTTTTGTAGATTGATTCATCCCACTTGCCCCTTGTGCAGCACGGCTGAAGCGTGACTCACGAGTGGCAGGCAGGATGCTCTTAATGCGGCCAGATCTGATTCCGCCGCCAGATCTGATTCCGCCGCTTGGTTGGTTGGATCTGCCACCCGTTGATAACTCAGCCTTGACCTGCTTGTTGGCTATGATGGTCGCCTCGCGCTGGGTCGCGCCAGTTTCCTTCATTATTTCGAGTATGCGCTCGGCTAGTTTTATTCGATTTCTTATTACCTCAGCCAATGCGTCTTCCCCTCGCGTCTCCGCTTTGAGCGCGGCAAGCTTCATGTCCATCAGCTTTTTTTGCCGCTCTATATCGCCTCCCGTTGATGGGCTGTCATCATCATCACCGATTGCGCCAGATCCTTTCGGTTTGACGGTCTCAATACCATTCAACTCTCCCGCTGCTTCAAGCAATGCCTTGTATGCTGATAGTCGTTGTTCAAGCGCCGCCTTTCTGGCAGGGTTGGTTTCGGCCTCGATCTGCTCATTTAACTCATCTGTTAGGTCTGACGCTTCTTTGATTTCTTTTTCTGATTTCTTTACCCTATCAACTTCGTTTTTCTCAGATTCCTTTCTTTCCTTGGCCAGTCCATCAATTATTAATTGAGTTCGCTCCTTAATCTTTCTCTTGTTTTCATCTAGCTTTTCAGACAGTCCCTTAGTCCATAAAGTCCCCTCAAACATCCCTTGTTTGTAGAGCTTTCCCTCGCTGGACAATTCCCTGGTCGCTTGCGCCTGCGCATCAAGTAACTGCTTCGATTTCCTTTGCCTTTCTAATGTTTCTTCTGTAGGTCCGTATATCAATTGCCCCACGGTAGATCCTGCAAAGTCTGTAAATTCTTTTGTTTTTCTCAGCAGAAAAAATATGCCTCTTGTTAGTTCAAGAACCGCTGGCAATGCAGTTACCCCTATGTCCGTCCCCATCTCGAAAATGCTTTTTTTCAAAAACTTGATTTGATTTGAGGCGCTATCGGCGGTCAGTGCAGCGTCTCCGTTGGCATCCCCCATGTCGCGTATCAGTATTGATTGGACTGCTAATGCTTTTTGAGCAGCGTTCATTTGACCTACGCCGTTGTAGATTTGAAGATTTAACGCTTCCTGCTTGAGCCTAGCCTGATTGATGACGATTCCCAATTGCTTCATCGGTTCAAATTCGCCACTGATCGCGCTCTGAATCTTAGTAAACGCATCTTCGATGGGTAGATCGTTAAAGCTTGCGATGTCGCCAGCGATTTTGACCATTTCCACGGAAAACATATTTGCGGCAGTCGAGTTCATTCCGAATGCAGTTGCCATTTGCGCAAATGTGGCTAGCGAATTTTGCATCTCTGCGGTAGTGCTCGGTATCGTTTTTCGCAACTCTTGCACTCGCTTATTCATTGCGGATGATGCAGGTCCAAATACCGATTTAAACTTAGATGCCGTTTCTGCTGCAGCAGTTCCAAGTCCAATTATATTTTTAATTAGCCCAACTGAAAACACACCTGCCAGCGCGATTCCGACCTTTCCGCTGATCTCTTTGCGAAATTTATTCATTGCTCGGCCAGCGCGCTTAATGCCATTTTTAAACCCTGATTCATCAAGATTAAATCTTACCGTTATATCTTCGCGTGCCATTAGTCTGTTCCTTCTGTTTGCGGTTCATTAAGTTTTTCAAGGATAGCGCTTGATATTTCTCGCAGCGATTCTGGCTCAAGTGGGTCATACTCTGGCACGGTCGCAATTCGCGCTGCCTTCTGGCACTGGAATATTTTACTCATAGGCCATTTGCAAATCGTGTCTGGCGTGCAACCGTAGCGGCTGGCCAGCTCGTCAGTCGCGCTAATGCATCCCTCGATCGCAGGCATCTTGTTACTGCGCTGCACGCCGCTACCCTTGGTTGCTGTTTGCGGTGACTCGTCGAATGCCTCAGCTACGTGCTCGTATACGGTTGTCAGGACTTCCACGAGGTCGGAACGGCGTATTGCCCTACGGACGCGGCGCTTAGCCCACCACGCGCTCACCGTCCTACGGGAATCGTATGCTGTGCTGTTTCGCCATAGATAAGCGAACACGTCTGGATCGCTGGGCTCGGTTGCGTTGACAAACGCGTTGCCGCTCACCTTGAGGTCAACCCAAGCTAGCATCGTCAACGGGTGTATCGAGATTCCCAATACAGACGAGACGCCGTAAACAGACGACCACGACATGAGGCGAGCCTCAATGATGCGCTCGCGCTCTGCGGTGTAATGCTCGCTGAGTTGGTTTATGGTTGGCATTATAGGTTACGAAAAACCCCCGCCCGCACTGGGCGAACGAGGGTTAAAAGCGGTTGTCGTTTGGTTACTTTACCGAGGCTGCGGGCTTCGGCGCGGGCTTTACTACCTTCGCGAACCCTCCGTCAATGAGCTGCTGTGCAACCCCGTCGGAGATGGTGTGAACTGTGCCGACTTTTTGCCAGACTCCGCGAATGCTGCGTGTTTGTGTTAGTTCGATTGTCATAGTGTTATGCTTGGTATTCGCTTAGGAGCACGGGCACCTCGAAAGTGTCGAACGTGTCCTTGTCGCGGTTATTGGTAACGCCAGTTGTAACGAGCGTAGAGGCAGTGCCGCTGCGATCGTAGTCGTAAGTGAAGCTTTCACCAGCGGGCGGAAAAGCGGTAGTAGTCAAGGCACGTTGCAGCGTTATAGATCCTTGGATCTTTCCGGCTGCGACCCGAAGCATGAAATCAGAGGCGTCACCGTTTTCGTCGGTGCGCTCAATGACTCGCGTTTCTTCGGATGCGAGAGACACGGCGTCAACCTTGTAGGCTACGCTGTCGATGGTGACGCTCTCAAAGCCTTGGGGCAGATTAGCGACTGATGGGAATGGAATGGCCATGGTATTACGTGGTTGGTTGTGAGTTTATAAAATGCGGTGTATCCAGAATCATGATACAGGCCACGCATTTGGCAAGATTGAAAATTGACCTGCAAAGTTGAGCGTCGTGATGTCCGTGTCGGGGGCTTCAACGTCGTATTCGGCAGCCTGCGGGACGAGGAACTGCAACTCGTAGAGAGTAAGAAAGCCTTCAAGGTTACCCCCGCCGCGCGCCTGCGAGACTGAAAGCCACTTGCGGACTAAGCCGACGCGCTCTTGATGCAGCGTGTTGATGCTTGCGGTTGAGCTCTCGTCCTCTGAGTGCCTGCGTGTGCGTATGACGATTGATACGGTGCAGGCGTATTGATCGTATTCCTGCGTGGTGCCGTCGGCCTTGTAGCCCACGTGCTCGGTGCTAGTGCCGACTTGGAACTGCGCGTAGATCAGGTTGTCGTCGGCGGTTTCGGTGGCTTCCGATACAGTCGTTTCGAGCGCTTTAGCCTGTAGCCATGCGCGAAACGATGCCTCCATGTTGCCCTCGAAATTGTAAAGTTGCTGCTCGGATGTTGCTGCCATTGTGTATCCGTTTTATGGATACAGAATTGAAAGTCAAGAACTCTACTTAAACCCTGATTTCTTTGCAGACTGCCGAGCGAGGTATTTCATCCGCTTAACCATAGACTTTAGCCGATTGCTCGTAACCCTTCTGATGCTGCGCAGCGGAACCTGTATGCCCGCAGCGCTTGCTGAGTATGTTGCTGTCGGGCCTTTGGAATCAACTACGATTCGCCCAGTGCCGCCAGATTTGGCGACGTGTTTTTTAACCCATACGGGCGCGCGCGTCTTGTTACCTGGGTCAAGCTTCTTTGCCGCCCCGAAAAACGACGCCTTTGCGGTGCCGATGGCAAGGATGCGCCATGCGATATAGTCGTCAAGCATGTCCTCGTCTACCCACATCGTATTGATGCTCTCCCTGTAGAACGTCCGCCCCGAGGACGGTTGTCGGTGCGACTCGTGCCATTGGTAGATGTCTTGCATCCCTCTGCCGATGCGGGCGTAGGAGTATCGGGTTATGCGCCCGCCACGGCCTCTAATCTCTTTGTCCGTGAATCCGACCCCGAATGTTTTGACGCAGAAATCAATTAGCCCGGCGTCTTTGGGTCGGCAGATATTGAGTAGGTCTTGGCTGATCGCTTCGACGCCCTGGATGTAATCAGCTTTCGTGCCGATGGACTTGCCGCCAGGGAACCGCACGAACGGCGGCGTGCGTTTGGCCATATCGATCGCGTGTAGAGCGCCTTGCTCTTGCACTAGGTCGCGCTCAACGATATTGAGTCGCCTAGCCATCTCCTTGATCTTACGGCGATAGACGCTATCGTCGAGCGTGATTCCTGTTTTACCCTTAGCCATTACCGCGTTTCGCTCCCTCGTCGGTAAGCGACAGCTCTACGTGTCCCGCGTCCGTGCTCACGCTGACGACGTAGTAGGTCTTCTGTGTCTTGTGGCGGTAAACGCGGCTCTTCTGCTTGGGCACGGTATTAAGGGAAGCCATCGCGACGACAGCGCGGGCCGTGATGCTTTCGGTATCGCCATATCGCTCGATCCCCGTAGACATTTCGAGCGCGTCAAACGTGCAATCAACCTTTGCTGCGGTGTCGCTGCCGAAGCTGATAGGATCGTCCATCTCAGCCGAGAATTCGGGTGCGGCGATGGAAAAGAAGTCGTCAAAATCGCTCATGCGTGTAGTTGTGGACTGGATACGCTGAAATGGCAAGACGCGAAAAAGCCCCGCATTGCTGCGGGGCTGTGGGGTAGCTAGGGGAATACAGACTCGATGAACTCAGCGAATACGCCGAGCTGACGGTAGTAATCACCTTTGCCATGTGAGTCTACGGGGAAGTGCTGCTCTACGAATGCGCGGGCTTCGGCAGTGAGCGCGGGCTTTGTGAAGCTGCGGGTAGGTTCTTCGGTAGCTTCTAGCGCGGGTGAGAGCGGCAAGGATGGTTTAAAGGTTGCGGGCGACTCTGCGGGCTGCTGGTCAAGATCGGTGGCTGCGGGCTGCTCGGGTTTGGCTGTGATTAGCTCCATGTGATGCACCCATATTGCGAGTCGCTCGCCTTCGTCGGTAATAACGAAAGGAACAGTGCTTTCGTCTTCGTCTATCGTTCCGGTCTGCCCAAGGATTTCGGGGGTGTGTGGTGGTGCCGATGTAAACCTTACGCGGTCGCCCTTCTTGAATTTGGATTTCGTGTCTGTGCTCATAATGTCTGTGTGTGTGCAGCGGAATTGCTACAGCTCGACCTTGCGGTGTGTGTGCAGGTCTGTCAAGGCGTGTGTGCATAAAAAAGGAGCGCCTCTTTCGAGACGCTCCTTCCGCTGTATTTACGATCTCGTTACCCCTAACGAAAATTATGCTGTTTGCGGTGATCCGATCAAGCTGATCGAGATCGGAAACGCGGGATCTGAGCCACCGGTGATCGTGCAGCGAGCGAACAAATAACGATCGGCTTTGCGCGTGTCAACCTCGGCAGTCTGCAAAGAGCCCACGTTGGTTGCTGTGATGGTGGTATCCAGCGTAGCGGCCGATGCATCGCCGATGCTAGTGGTAGCACCGGTCATCAGCGAAATCGGAAACGTTGAGTTTGTCGCGCCTGATGTGATGTTGCCGCTGTTGACGACGACTACGACTTTGCCATTAAATGGCAACAGGTCAATCGCGGCACCATCTACGGCGGCTACGCGAAGAAACGCTGGAAGGACTGACACATTGGTCAGCGAAGTTACTTTAGTAGGAATACTCATGGTCTTAGATTATTTTGTGGTTGAAGTTTTTGAACGGCTGACTTTGCGGCGAGGGGCCTTTGCTATACGGGATGGAATCAAAGGCCCCTGATCGTCATTGTCACTCGGCGTAGGCAGCGGCTCGCTGTATGTATCCGCTTTCCCGATACGGATTAACATACGAGCGTCTGATTCAGTTGCATCGATAACGTCGTCAATGGAGACGTGATTACCGCCGCAAACTGTCGGCTGAGTGATTATGATTTTCATGCTGCGAGGTCGGTCAGTGGTTACTGATTGCCAGCGTCAGATGAGACGGAGAACGATGCAGCGTGGCGGACTGCAAAGTCGGTAAGCAACTGGATAGTCACTTCGATTTGCCCGGTCTTTTTGAGGCTGTAAGGATCGACAACTACGTCCATCCCATCCCAATCCGCAAACATGGCATCATTAAAGTTTCCGTAGATCACCTTGTTGTCAGGCACCTGGTTGCTGGATTGGCAAGGACGACCGACTACTTGGCCTTCGTCGATGTTGCCCTTCCAGAGCCATTGTGCCGCGCCAGACTCTTCTGCGATGCCCATCCATGCGCCTGCAACTGCGGGCGATGTCAGGTAATTCAGGGAGCCGCGTGAAGCGTTTGCAGTGGCAACGTCAGTCTGGAATTCGATTGCCTTTGCACGTGTGGCAGTTGCGCCAAACGTTACGGAGCCGATACCGGTCGTGTTCATGATGCCTCTAGGCTGCCCGCTTACGCCGCTGCCTGTAATGCCCGCTAAGTCTTTTGCAAGAGCCAGCACGGTCATTAGGTCGTCGCGCACAAACGCTTCAACGCCGATACTAGACTGCGTAAGCAATTGCTTGCTGTATGCAGTATCACCAACTAGGCGCTTTGGCGTCATTCCGATCTGACCAAAGGCTTGATCAGAAGCGGTCACTTCGCCAGTTTCTGACAGCCAATAAGCAGTCGCGCCGCCTTCGACGGTTGGGATCGCGATGTCACCACGCAAGCCGCTAAGGGTGCGAACACCGAGAGCAGACAGCACCGACTTATTGCGAAGCAACTCGATAAGAGAGCCGCCAAGAACGTCCGTGCCGATCGTGTATCCGCCCTTAGCTGCCACACCTGCGGAGAGGTTGCGGTTCAATTCGCGTGTGACCTTTTCAGACTGGTGCTCGCTGATGTCGGTCGGAAGAAAAAAGCCTTTGGCTTCGCGGCCGATGAGCTTTTCCATTTCGCGCGAACACTCAGCTTCGAGTCCGTCAAATGCGCCGTGCTGGCCGTCCATTGCGCGGACGGTTTGCGAGAGTGCGCGGACAACCGAGAAGCTTTCCTTTTCTTTTTCGGAAAGACCAAGCTCACGGTTTTTCGTATTAACTGGTTTCGCGTTGTGGCGATTCGTCAGCACGTAGCCTTGGAATGCTTCCAGTGGCTTGTCGTTGTCGATGTGGTCGCGGACGACTGCTTCCTCAACCTGATAGCGATTAGCTAGGCTGTGGATTGCAGAGACGCGCTCACGCTCGGCTTTTTGGCTTCGCTCGATGTCTTTAGGATCGGTGCGGAATTCGATCACTGGCTTTGCAGTGGGTTCGGCGCGAGCGATTGGCTCGGGTGTTGCGGGTGTGGTTGGTTCACTCATAATATTACAAATTTTGATGTATTGGTCGTCGGGTTGGTTGGCTGCGGTTCTGTTGACTCCGACGGAAATGTCAGCAGAGACAGTGACAAGCGATGCTTCTAGCGGTTCCCACTTGGTAGCTCTGTAGGTGTCAACCCCGTCCGACCCGGACTCTTCCAGCTTAACTTCGTGGATCTTTGCAGACACGCTCACTTCCGTGAGTATGCCGTCTTGCACATCTTGAAATTTCTCGCGCGCTAGTTCGGAGTTGCCGAATCTAGCGATCACGTAAAGTTTACGATCTTCGACATATGCCCTCGTGACTTTGCCGAGGTGCATGTTTCGGTCGTGATTAAACAGCAATGGTGCCGCGGTGTTTAGGCGCTCAAGCATTACGGCATCGGTGCCGTGGTCGAGGATCGTAAACTCACCAGGGAAGTCTTGAATCGGCATTTCCGACGAAAGCGAAAGCGTGACTTCGCGAGCATCCACGTTTAAACCGCGCTCCAGCTCGACGTGAGCGATGCGGTTTAGGTGACGCGGGATTTGTTTAATCTTACTCATTGGCTTGCTGGTGATGTATCCAGTTTCTGGATACTTGTTAGTGATTTGTCAATCGGTTTCTCGATGCCTTTTTGAATCCGCAACTCTTCGTCTTCTGCTTGTTGATCGTAAAGTTCAGTCAAGTCGGAGCCTTGCTCGCTCACAATCTGGCTGTCAGATGTCCAATTGTTTTTGCGCGCAAGCTCCATAGCCTTCATGTCCTTGAGCGGGTCAACCCACTGCCAGCGGCGGGGGATAAACGAATGCTCGGCAAACTTTTCAATTTTTGCTAATGGCAACGGTGATCCAAGCCCGCGATTCATTTTAACCATTCCCATGTCGATTGACCATTTGAGCCACGCCAAATATATCGGGCGTTTGTAAGTGGCAATCATCCAGTCCTGTATGACCTTGTAGCCGTCGCGCTCGGTAATCTTGCCGTCGCGCAGGCTGCTGTAGTTGACGCCTTCGAGGTCGTTGGCAAGCGTGTTGTAGCTCATCGTTAAGCCGGAAGCAACGCGTCGCAGCATGGCCTTACGGAATCCCTCAAATGCGGTGGTCGGGTGCTGCGGATCCCATGATTGAAATTTTAACCCCTGCGGGATCTGATCGAACATACCCGGCTCGGCTTCCATCGAGAAATCGGCGTTCGGGTTGCTTGGATCGGTTTGCCCGTAGTCGGTGCCGTCGCTCACGAAGAAGCCCATTTTAGCGGCGGCGGTGCGGGCGGCCACAAGTTCGGCCTCCTCGTATCCGCCGAGCATTTTAAGATGGTTCATTGCTGTGACGAGCCACGACACGCCGCGCGTCTGCTCTACGCGGTTACTGCGAAACGGCATCAGCATCTCGTCAGCCGGAATGCGTGTGCGGCGTTGGCCGCCTGTCTGCATCGTCTGGTAGTAGTCGCCTGGGTGGTTGATGTCTATCCAGTATGCCATCGGCATTTTCCACTGATTCAGCTCGACGCCCATTCGGATCTCATTTCCGTTCGGCGCTTTACCGCTAAACGTCGCGTCAAGGTGATCAGGCTCAAGCAGCTGAACTGCAAACTGGAACTTGTTTGGAGCTCCGCGAATAATGCGGACGAGAACTTCGCCATCCCGCGCGATGCTTCGGATCGCTAGACGGTCGGTGCTCTGCTCAGTTTGCTGCCCTGTGACAGTGTAATTCTCGCGCATACCCTGTTGATGCCACGCCCACTCGATAGCTTGCTTGGCGAGCGCGTCGGTCTTGCCGTCAGGGTTGCGCGGCTCGCTACGTAGCTTGATGCCTGTTCCGACAATGTTGTTCTCCAACTCAAACAGGAACTTTTCGACGTATGTTTCATTGCGCTCTAGGTCGCGTGCGCGCTCTCTGATAGTGGCGATGTTACCCTGTAGCTCAGCGTCTGCGCTCGTAGGCGACGAGATCCAGTCGGCAGTAAGGCGCGTATGCTGAGCGGCGTTAAACTGGCGCGTAACAGTAGGCTTTTTTTTGCGGGTAAAAGGTATGTGAAATTCCATTATGTAACAGAGGGGAAGGTTACGGCGATGCGGCGGGTTGCCCCTCCCATTTCGGAGCGCACCTTATTTTGAAAGAATGCGATTTCTTCGCGGATAGCCATTAAGTCTTTCTTCGTGTAGGTGCGGCCGTTCACGGTTGCGCTGCTGATCGTGTTCTTTGCGAGCTTTGCGTAGGTTGCTTGCAAGTCCGCTACGATTTCCTCGGCAAATGTTCGGCGGTCAACTATCGAATCGACCGCGGCGAGGACAGTGGTCCGGGTTGTCGATATGCGTGCGGTGGTCGTTTCGCCGCTTGTTGCGATGTCCTTGACGTATCCAATAAGCTGATACGTTCCTGCTGACAACCCGCTGGTGATGGTCGGCGTCAGACGAAGATTGAAAGTGTCCAGCGTGCTTGTCGCCGTGATGACCAGCACTTCGCCGCCAGCTATCGGCGCGAGCGTGTATTCAAGCGTGTAGAGCGACGGCAAGTAGTCTCTGAGGGTTTTATCCCAGTTAGATGTAAAGCCTGCCGTTAGCTCAAGCGGTTCGGTCGTTGCGGTTGCCATTGCGTATCCATAAAAAGGATACAAGGCGGATTGTCAATCTTACGCTTTGGACACAAAAAAGCCCGCCGTGCTAGAGCGGGCTGTTAGCGTATCCAGAAAGCGACTACAGTTGCGCCGTGAGGGCGAGCAGCTCGCGCAGGGTGAACTTGTGCGGGCGGTTGACCACGAGCTTACCGTTCTTCACTTCGTAGTCAGGCTTGCGGCCTGTCACGGGCTTTTCCTTCTTTGGCTCGGCTGCCAGCTCTTTGAGATATTGGAACTGCTCATCCTCAGCGCGGATCTTGTCGCCAGCGAAGACTTGCGCGATCTGCTTTTGACTGAGCTTTTCGAGCGGGACGCGCTTCGTAGCGTGCGCTTTGCCGATCTTTTCGAGGTATGGCACGCCCTTCTCGATGATGTCGGTCTGCTCTTCTATCGTGAGCTTTGCCAGTTGCCTGCAATGCGATACGGTGCCAATGGCGATTGCGGGGTGCATTACGCCGCGATAGCAGGCTATGAGCTTGCTTGCAAGGGTTCGTGCCATGCCGATGGTCTCGCACGTAATGTTGATTCCGTCGTGCCCATAGCGGCGACTTATTTCGCTGAGTAGCCCGCCGAGTTCGACGGTGCTGTCTGCGATGTTTGCCGCGCATAGTGAGCAATCTTCGATCAACTCTTGTAGCGATAGTTCTTTGAGCCGAGCTTCTGTTTTCGTTATTTTCGTAGTCATGTTATTCCTTTTCTTTGGTTTTGGTTGAGTCCATAGCTTTGAGCTTGGACCGTAAAATCTCCCATTTCTTGGGATCGAGCGCGTTGATTACTGCGCACTGGTTGCGGGCGTGGCGGGTAACGGCCTTACTGCGGCGGTCGTATTCGCGCTGCTTCTCAGGGTTTGCGGCGTAGCGTTTGCGGGCGGCTTCGCACTGCTTCTCAGGGTTTGCGGCGTGGCGTTTGCGGGCGGCTTCGTTGATTTTCTCACGGTTTGCGGCGCGGTATTTGCGGTCGTATTCTTTCGCGCAGTATTTGCAATCTGCACGTTTTCCATGCTTGCCGTTTTTTTCATTGCTGAACTCGCCCAGCGGCTTAAACGCTAGGCACTTGCTGCACTGCTTCTCGGGTTCGGTCATTTTCGTAGTGGGTTCGGTGTGTGTGTGTTACGCGGCTTTGGCTTCGCGCCGTTCGCGCTTGTTGCACTGGCGTTTTGCATATTATCCTTTTGGTTTATTGTTAGATTTTGGTGCTGCGTCGGGGCAGCTACTCTCGATGTTGGCATGAAAGTCGCGGGTCTTGAGCTTAGTAATTATTCGTTCGCCTGCTCGCGTCTTCAGTTCGACTGCCGGACGTGCCACGATACCCTCTGCCTCGAAGTCGCCCCACTTGGATACGAGTCCTGCACGGCACACGTTCACTAGGTCGGCCAGCGTTCCAGTGCCTGTCACTGGAACTACGTCGAGCCCCATCGCTTTCGCTACATCTTCGACGGCTTGCCGCTCCAGCCACCAGTCACCCACCTTCACGTCGAAGAGCACGAAATCTTGATCGGGGCGGTAATTGCCGCCTCCCTTTTGGATACGTGCCCCGTATCCCTCTCCGTAGAGGCAGACACCATCTGGGAATTGCTGGCGCAATCCCTCTTCCGTGAATCGTTCATAAAGCCGTTCGACCAGTTTAGCGGGTAGCTGTGCGTTGTCGGTTTTCCCGCCGAAGGCCATTTTGTCGGTGAGCATCACACGAATATTCGTGCCATCCACCTTCTCCGTGAACACCCATTCGTTGTTAGCCAGATACCCGAACGCCGGTAGCGAGTATTCGCCTTCAATCAGGGTCTTGAATTTCGTGTCGGGGTCTCGCTTGAAGACCGTTTGTATTTTGTGGTATTCCTTCATTTTGTTACATTTGTTCGGGTTAAAATATGCCAACCAGACGGTGCTGATAACGGCACTGCGTGCCGCGTCAGACATCAGTGTTCTGCCCACTTAAAAAATTGGCCATCACATTGAGAGCGGCAGCGGCAGGCATACGTCCCGACTCCCAGCCCTCAACAGTGCGTTTCGAGACTCCACAAGCATTGGCTAAGCTCTGAGTCGTCATTCCCAGTTTCGAGCGGACGGCCTTAATTCCGTCCGCGTAGTCGAGGACTTCCCCGCCATCAGATAAGATGACGGGTTGGCCGTAACTGCTTGCGCTATTTGCGGTTGTTATGCGCACAGCACGCCCTTCGCCCATTCTTTGAGTTCGGAATCTTGGATTGCATCCAAAATAAGATTGGTGACTTCCTCGGCGGTTTGATCGCCATTGGCATCAGTCATCAGCTCAACAAACTCTTCTCCCTCGCCCTCAAATAATACGACCGGGTTACCGTTTGTTTCCGCGTATAGTATCCACTCGCCGTCTTCGGTTTGGCCTTCGCAGAGCGTGCGGTCAGCGCCGTTCTGCAGTTGGTAGCCTTCGGCGTTGTAGTCTGTGGTGCCCCAGTGGTTAATGATTGTGTCTTCGAAAACTGCGAGATCGTTTGTGATGTAGTTTAGATTTTTCATGGTTTTTATTGTTTTGTTGGTTTTAGTCGTTGGGCTTGTCCCTATGAGCTATAAACCAATTTACGCACAAATGCGTAAAAAACAAGACTTATTTACGCATTTGTGCGTTTTTTATTTATTTATTTTACCAGTTGTTAATAAATCCGCCCCGCACGCGCTTGCCCGCCGTCTTCGCTGGGCGCTTTACCGTGGGTTTCTGTGGGTTAATCGTCCACTTGTCGCCGTCTGCCGTCGCCTCAGCCTCTGGCTTCAAGTGCATCACCTTCTCCGCTGGCAGCATCTTGTCTAGCATCTTGCGCAGTCCATCCCACGACGGGTTCAACGAGACGATGGCCGCGTAGCCATACGCGCGGATGTCAAGGGCTTCGTTTCGTGTAGAGCTGCTAGGCTTTTCAAATACTTTGTAAGCTTGGCCGAGATAGTAGCGCGTCTTGATGCGCTCGCTTGTCAGCATCTCAAAGTAGTGCTCGTCGTAGCCCGCCTCGGGCTGGTCGGTAAAGTGCATGGTATGTGCGCCCGGCGGGTCAAGGTTTAGGTGGCTGTAGATCGTGCGCTTGGCGCGGTTGACGCCGATGTTAAAGGTCGGAGCCTTGACCCCAGACTGGCGTTTCTGCGCATTAAACGCGACAAGCTCAGGCTCGCTTTGACCGGCACGCCCGAGTCCCTTGGACGGATATACCTCGTAGCCGCTAGCGAGCATCTTGAGGCAGAAAATGCGCACTTGCTCGGTGTTGTGACCTTCGTCGATAAACCCGCGTGACATGCGTAGCTCGCCGCCCGCAGGATGTTTCCACGTGCGCAGGATTTCACGGTTGAGCTTTTCCCACACCTCGCCGCGCTTGGTGTCACCGACTATCGTTGAGTAGCGCAGCCCGTAGGACTCAAAGCCGTCACGCCAGCCCACCCACTCAAACTCGATGCGGTCTTCTTGCACGTCGGCGGCGAACGTAATGCAAAGCACGCCGTCCGGCAGGGTGTCCGTCGGGTAGTCTTCGCGGCGCTCGTATACGGGGTGCCAGTCCACTGACTCGCCGAGCACGTCTTCCCATGTCTCAGCCTTAAAAGTGTTCGTCCACGTCTTGAGCGCTTCAACCCCGGCGTCTTTAGCTTCCAAGAACTCGCCCGCCCACTGGTGATACTTGGATTTGTAGCCCTTCTTATGTGGGAAAATGCTTATCATTGCGTTGGCTTGGTAACCGCGAACGCCGGTGAACGGTAGGGTCGGTCGCCATTCGCCCGCGTGGATCGAGTCAACGCGCTGCTCGTTTGTCCATGGGTCGCCGGTCTCGGGGTCGGCATAGTATGCGGCCTCTGGTGTGCGAC